AAATAACCACTCTTAACAGCATACCTGATTTTTTACGTACGTAAATGCTTTGCCGTGCATATTTTTCATGCAAATGTCACGTCCTGCTATTTTTCAGTCTTATAAATTTAAAACCATAGAAAAAATCAATTATGTTTTAAAAATGGATAGGTAAAGAATAACAAGTGACACAGATTCAAACCAAAATGGAAAAGGGTGGCAACCCACAAACGCCCACTCCACATCCATGACAATCCATACACAACACCAGATAACGTGGCAAATAATACAAGTAAAGCACCACCTGAATAGTGATAAAAACCAAACAACAAAGCCGCCACAATTAATGCAACCAATGGAGACGTTACTTCTGATAGCCGTGATTGAATATACCCTCTAAATAATGATTCCTCTGCCAGAGACACAAAAAACAAATTAGCCAATATAAACTCTGGCAACCACTCAGGAAAATGAATCTCTGGCTTTAATCCACCAAAAAAACAGCCAAAAACAGGATAAGAGGAACAGAGAGCGACAGAGCCCCCCACTTCCACAAAGACACTTCTGATTTTACTTCTTTTTTAAACAAAGAAGATGTACACAGGACTAACAAAAATGGCACCAGCGCTTTATCAAAATTAAAATACATTGTATAGGGAGTACTTTGAGGGCCAACAGTAACAGAATTTAGCACTACAGGATTGTGAAACCCTGGCCATAGATGGAAAGATAATGCTATGGCTGATAAAACTATGCCAACTTCATATATAGATTTAGCCCAGGCGTTATATTTCCAGTTGAACTTCAAAATAATAAAAAAAACGATTGTAGCAACAAAAAATAACACCGACCAATCAATAATATCATTAAGCACAGCCAGGACAACAGACACCGTCAACAATGAAAAAGCCACTACCTTATGCCAACTGAGAGTTGACAGTGACAGTACTAACACAATCCACATAAGCACTCCTTTTATTTAATGATGAAGATTGATTATCAATATTTTCAATTCACCAGGCAACATTTTATCTACCTTCCACAATACATGACCATCAAAAAATAAACATGTTAATTATAAACACAGAAAACATAACCCTCATCACTATATATCCCTACCGCATATCCATATCTAACCGGACATTCAGAGCCATAAGCATTCCTTCAATAATACCTTCCGCTTTATAAAGCCTTTTACCAATAAGCCCATCAGAACATCTATGCTTACGTGCAAGAGCCATAAATGTCATTCCACCTACGTAATAATCCACCAACAAATCGTGCAAATACTGATTATTCTTGTTTAATCGTGCCATACAACCACAAATTATCATGGCGTCATCATCAGAACACTGAGGACGTGATTTCACTTTAGTCGGGATTAATCCTTTAAAACCAGCAGCTATCGAGGGCCATGTTACATCTTCATGATTATTTGCTGCCCATGCCCCCCATCGCTCAAGAACCATCTGGATATCACGCGCCATCGTTACCACCTCTGATTTCGTAAATCTTCACGCCCAGCCGTCCACCTGGCACAGGCTGACCGCGCACAATATTGATTTCATCAAACTGCTCGTCATCAATGAGCACTTCCGCATGCGTCAGCGCATCCAGCGGTGCTTTCAGAATGTTGTCCAGGTCACGGCGGCGCTTATCCGGTGGTTCTGCAATAATTTTTATTGCCAGCCGTCCGGACAGGCTTAATTTCAGCCGCTGCTGGCGAACAATAAGCGCCACAGCCCGGCGATAACGCTCACCGGCTTTTGATACAAAATATGTGCTGCCACGACGTCGCCAGTAGGTGTTCACCGTCGGCGGGTAAGGCAAAACAAACTCTATACGCATCAGTAACCTCTTTTACCCGAGCACGCCGGTTGCAAAAGCGTGATCAAGAAAACGAAAAATTAAATCAACCTGGGAACCATGCTTTTCTTCGAACGCCAGCGGATCCGCATGAAGCTCGTTGTGATGCTCCCGACACAGCGGTAGCGTGAAAATATCGTGGGATTTTGTTCCCATTCCACCCTGACCATGACCAATCAGATGATGAGGATCGTCCGCTGGCTTACCACAACACGCACACGGCTGTGTCTTTACCCAGCGTGTGTATTTCTCATTTACCCAGCGGCGACGTTTAGGTCGTTTCATGAAGGATTCCGGAGACTCCGGATCAACGGCAATGCTGACCACCGTCTTTTCCTGTGGTGGGTTCTGTTGCTGGTGGGTGTGAGGCGGTAGCGCAATATTTTTTGTGCGCTGCTTCAGTATGCTGGTGGCGGTCTGTTCTCCCGGTATGATGTCGCTTTCACGGTATACGGAGCGGATTTTTTCCGCCGGTAATCCCAGAGAACGACGCGATACTGCCTCAGGTAATGCGTCCACCACCTGATTGCAGACTGCCCACCAGGATAATTCAGCCAGCGATAATTCCCGTTCCTGTATGCCATTCATTGCGTGGCGGATGACGTCAATCATCCATGCTGACAGGTTTTGTTGAGCAAGTTGCTCAAGTGATTCGGATGTCTGGTCGCGCAGCTGGTTGTCGCAGTGCCAGCACAACACCATCGCGCCGGTACCGTAACGATGTATGACAGTTTCGCTGTGATGATAATCACCATGAGGCCACTGGCAGGATTTAACGTGACGTAATAACCAGTCAGACAGTGCACCAGCGCCACCAGCAGCACGAATCACACGCTCATTGCTGAAAAATGGCAGTAATGATTTATCTTCCGCCAGCGGCTGGCGAACGGCAGGAACGACCCCGGACGGCAGATTACGCATGCTTTTCGGTTCAGACTCCACCAGCACCCTGCCGCCATGAAATACCCGCATGGATTCACGGCCTGGCTTAACGATAACCAGACCGAGTTCCGGTACCAGAACAGGTCGAAGTAATACCCGCACATTACCTCCAGATCCGTTGCTAGAATGTGCGGGACGGACGCGGTGGCCGTTCGGAGTAAGGGAGCCTGACGGAGATTATCCAGTGACGGTAGTCGAGGCTAAGGGCTTTTTTAACCTCGCATCCGCGCCTGCGGTAACACTGAATGAGCCATTCGGCCTGTTCTTCAGTGCATGGGGGATGCTGGTACCAGTCAGATTTGAATGCGTGAAAACACCGTCCGCGCCTGCTGGCAAAGACGGCAGAATCATCAGAATTGTATAATTTGGTATCGTGCGCCATCGGTTGTCTCTGCTGGCGCAGCAGGTGCCAGTTGTTCAGGCTGGCGTGCGAATTGTAAACCAGAATGCCAGGAAAAAACAAAACCCGCCGAAGCGGGTTAAGTGCGGGTGCGTTGAGGATGCCTGATTCATCAGAGGTGGCGAGGGATTTCTCCCCCGCCGGGTCTCTTACTCCTCAGGTTCGTAAGCTGTGAAGACAGCGACCTCCGTCTGGCCGGTTCGGACTCGTACCTCGCAGAGGTCTTTCCTCGTTACCAGTGCCGTCACTATGACGGTTAAACAGATGACGATCAGGGCGATTAACATCGCCTTTTGCTGCTTCATAGCCTGCTTCTCCTTGCCTTTCGGCACGTAAGAGGCTAACCTACGTTTGTGAAGCATAGATTGGGCCTCAGATTAATGTTAAGCGTCTTGCAGGACGCGTAATGTTAACTGGGGCTTTTCTCTGTCTGCCTTACGGTGGCATGCCCGAGGCAGACAGCCTCAAGCACCCGCAGCAATTCTACTTAACTCTCGCTTTACCGCAAACCGTTTTTACCCGATATGGGAATTCCCATATCGTAATGAATTCAGTTCCCTAGTCGATCCATCAAAAACACAACCAGGCAGTAAACGCCCACAACAGCAACAACAGCCAGCGCACCTTCCATTGCCAGTGATATATCATCCGACATATTCCCTCCTTTGGTGTTAATCCCGGCGAACGTTTTTACCCTCACCGACAAATAACATATACTAAAAAAGCGATAGCCATAGCAACGCCTGTAATTGCAAATGCTTCAGGCCAGTTCATTGGCGCACCTCCTGCGGCGGTTCTGGTAGAGGCATCCAGTGTGATGGTATCCACGACGCACCAGGTATTATCCACCCATCATTAGCGTCAGGATGCCCCGGGATGTAAGTCGCCCATTTCATTCGCCAGTCACCTTTCCTGCCAAAATCCCTGGCAACAAGAACGGCTGTTTTGGTATCCGGCATTCGCTCACTACAGCTTATCCAACTATCCGGAGTTACCGGATAGTTGCCCGATAGTGCATTCTGCTCCAGTGATGCTTTTACAAACCACGCTGCCTGAACTATAACGCCATGAATCCAGCGCAAATCAGCATCGCGATCTTTCTTTTTCATCTTTTCGCCACTTAAGGCCTTGCTTATGTGGCTGCGTGCCAGGTCTTCATGTAATTCCTTCGCCTCCTCAATGGTGAAACCACCAGGCAGAAGAGCCGGAGTTACCGGAGAGCTGGTTGACGCTTCCGGGATTTTCCGAAAATTATTGGTTGACGAATCTTTATTTTCCCGAAAGTTTCCGGACTGAAACATGGCTTCGCGGCAATCGTTCCAGCCTGTAGCGTATGCAGCCGCTTTGCTGCTGCCTTCAACTGGCGCATCCTGCCAATACATTTCTTCCGGCACTATCGGCGCTGGAGGGGCGGCAAATAGATATCCGCCAAAGTCAGGAAGCTCTCTAATGGCCTGTACAAATTTTTGTTTGCCTACGTCAACCCCTAATGGGTAATGAGCTATAATCTTTGCCACCGGCTCTGCTTCCAGCGATGCCAGCGCAATCCGTGCCAGTTCCATTTGTTCACCACGGGTAAGCCCGTTTTCAAGCGGATTTTTAATGAACAATTCAATACGTTCTTTGGTAATAGTGGTCATGTGTTACTCCTTAACCCGCAGTGCTTTCAACTGATGAGGGGAACAAAATCTTTTCATCAAACCCTGCATTCATATCATGAACAGCAACACACCAATCCATCGACGAACGATTATCAAGAGCCTCCATGATTTCATCCATGCGGCGTAGGTCATACAGGTAAATGCTTTTATCGCCAATGGTGTAAAAGCCAATTTTTTTCGGTGATGGACAGCGATCAAGAACTTCCTGTAATTCGTTCAACCATGCCCGTTCTTTTTTTGTCAAAGTTGCCATATCAGTTTTCCTTATACGGATTAATTTTATTGTGCAGTGTGTTGAATGACGCCCATACCACGTCGTTATACAATTCAATAACTGGCTCAATTATTTTTCCGATTATCCAGACTAGGATTAACGGGGATATCGGTATCATCAACACGATAAACAGAATGAGAAACAGAAATTCTGTTGTTCTACTCTTTCGCGGATATTTTTTCTAAATAATGTGACCATTCATTACCGCCCTTTCGGGCGGCCTCCTGACATTAATCGTTGTGATAACTCATAGCTTCATTTGCAGCATCAACTGGATCAACCTCCCTCCAGCAATAATTTGGGTCGGCTCCTTCAGGCGTCCACGGTTCTAATTCATTTTTTGCCGCATTCTCATCGCCAGTAATTTTAAAAATCTGCTCAGAGAATTTTCTTGCCCACTCGTTATATTTTTCCGCATTAATGGCTTTCTGTGTATTTAACATAAATACACCTCCAGTTAAGGATTAGATTTTATTTACAGCGCTAAATTTATTTATTCAGTTCTGGATTTTGTCACCCTGCGTATCCGCGCTTTCGCGTTACGCTCAATCTGAATTAACTTTTCTATATTTTTCCGCCTTTCCTGTTCCTCCTGGCGCAATAGCTTTACATCATCTGCCAGCCTAGTTTCTCTTTTCGCCACAGAGAGCATCCAGTCAAATGGCTCCACAACTGCACCGCAGATTTTACAGCGGACCTGACGCTCTTTTTCGTCAACCCGGACAGAGGCGTGATGACAATATGGTCTTTCCGATGGCTCATAAAGAAAATTAACCTGATTACGAGGGTCATCCTCTTTTACCGGAAATAAAACGATATTGCTTAACTCATCTTCTGGTTTTATTTCCATGCTCCTCTCCTTTGATGCGAATGCCAGCGACGCGTAATGCGTGTTCTAGGTCAATCAGGTAAAGCCAACTGCCATTTTCTTTAGGTATCATGACATGTCGCTCATCTGCATTTATCGGGTGTCCATATCGAAGGTCGTAGCGAGTCGGTAATTGAACTTCCCGCGCATCCAGTTCAGCAATACGCTTGCTCCCATCAGAGATAACGCCTTCGTAATACTCACGCTGCTCGTTGAGTTGTGATTTTGCTTCTTCCAGTCCATCCAGCAAACCAGCGATAATATCCGCTTCCCGATGACGGATATGACGCTTAAACGCAGCAAGAGCCGCATCACAATCCCGTTCAGCATTTGGGCTGTCCGGGGTAGCCTGATACCACGCCAGCGTCGACTGATAGTTTTGTGCTGCCTCACGAAGCGCCTCATAGTTAACCTCTCTCATTGAGCCACCTCCTGATAAATCACCGCATGCCCCAGTTTCTCCGCCAGTGCCAGCTCTGCCTTAGCGCCCGCTGACCGCTGCCAGCCATTCAGCATGTAAATCGCATCCACACAACGAATCATTGCCATGCAAATATCCATGTAGTGCGGCTGTGTCAGCCCGTCCGGAAGTACTGCCGGGTTTAAGACGGTATGCCCTTCCCGTTTCAGTTCCTCTTCCACCTTGTGAAATGCCTCACGGTTGAAATTTTCATATCCCGTCATTGGACCGGCAATATAAACTCTCACCCTCACTCCATCACCTCCTGAAAGTTTCCCCGATAGAACGCCAGCACACGCTGCATAACTTCGCTCCTCCTGCTCTCACGACAAATTATGTTCTGGTGCCTGTCGTAGCGGCGTATTTCGCCGTCTGGTAACGACCAGATAAGGTCCGGATCAACCACTGCAGGTTTCTTCAGCTTTGCCCTTGAGAGCTTTTTACGGGTATTTTGCCAGTCCTTACGCGCCTGTTCAGACGGGAATAACCCGTAACCAGAGTTGTATACATCGCCACTGGCAACCAGCTCTCTGGCCAGAACGCTCATCAGATATCTTGTTGCCCCAGTTTTAGCTTCCAGTTGTCGTAACGTCTCGCGCCCACTCTGGCGTACGAGTTCAAGAACCTGCCCTTTAATTTTTTCCCGCTCTTCTTGTGTAAAAACTTTTGCCACAAGCCCTCCTGAAAATTACCTCATGACCAGAAATTAACACTTACCCCCTGAAGCCCGGCGGAATTTCGTTATCCGGTTCAGAAATATGATTCACACAACGCTGGTTGTTCGTGCCGCTTACCGGGAGCAACCAGGGGTTCTCAAAATTCCGGTCCGGTCCAAAAAACGTCGTCGCTCGCTGAACAAATTCCGTTCCCGTTTTCCCGGTAGCCGCCAAGTATCTTGCGTAACGCCTCACGCCATCCAGCATGGCCTCTGGTGGCACCCCCTCGCGTAATCTGGCCTTCCAGGCACTGAAAGCGGATTTCTTCGGGTTTGCCCCAGCACGCAACGGGTACTCCCGCCAGACCTGTTCGAACACATCCGGATAATCCACTCGTCCCACAGACTGACCGGTGTTTTCCGGGACTACCCGATCGGCTTCCCGCTGAATGGCGGAATCGGCTTCAGGCTGCTGAAGTTGGTGTGATTGCTCCTGCCTTGCGGTCATCACCTGCTGCACAGCGCCCGAATCGGCTTTCAGCGCATACGCTGAATCGGCTTCCGGTGTCGTGCCTGCTGGCTGACCAGGATTGACGGTCTGAACATCCCCTGCCTGGTTCGTGGCGTTTTTTACGCCATGGACCATAGTGTTTTGATCTTCTTGATCTGTATCTTTATCTGTATCTTTATCTGTCGTGACTCGTCGTGACATGTGCGTGACATTTCGTGACTCGCCGTGACAATCGCCATTTTGTTCCCGCTTTCTTTCCCTCTCTCGCTGCGCCCTCTTGCGCTCTGCCGGAGATTTTGCGGTTTGCGAAATATTGCCGTTGTCCTCTTTAAGCACCTGGCGTTTTTCCCATCCAGTGATTAAATCACCATCAAGTACCCGCCCCTGCATCGTCTGCAAAATTGAATCAATTACCTCTTCTGTCACGTCGAGCGCACTTGCCAAATCTTCTGTCGTGACATCAATGTGACCTCGCGTGACATTTCGTGACGCGCTCACCAGGAGGTGGATATACACTGCCATCACTGTTGCAATTGGCTGCCCTGACACCCTGGCAATTGTTCGCCACTTAGGGTCATTTGGCATGTCATGCCATAATCTGAGCCAGGCGTTAGCCATACTCACCTCTTCTGATACCGAATCTTTTTACTCACGAGTTGCCGGAAGCGATTCGATACGGCTATTGTCAGTCAATGTACTGCCACAGCATTTCCTGCCGGGCCACCACGGTTCATCTGATTGAAACCGGCGATTGCCACTGCGACAAAATCATCAGCGTCTCTCACCAGTCGCTCCCGCGTCTCCACCAGCTCCCGAAAATAAGCTGAACTGTGGCTGCGCATTCTGGCCACCAGCAAAGGTGGCATTGCCTTTTCGATCGCTGGTAACAACGCCTGAATTTTTTCAACTGCATCAGGGGTGTCTTTCTCTACCCAGCGGAAAATTTTCTGGGTATTGCGAGCCAGGGCTTCCGGATGGCTGTCGTCATACAGTTCAGGAAACGTCATTCCCAGCTCGAAATACGCTTTGGTAATTTTCGCAGCCGGTACTTTTTCGCCGTCCGGATGCGCCCAGACATTCATCGCCATGCGGATGTGTTCATGCTTGATTTTCATGAATCATTCTTTCCTTCGTTTGAGGTGCTATCCTGCTTCTTGTAAAGTTCTGGGTTGTATTTCAATTCACCGTTAGTAATTTCATCCAGTTCCATTGCGCGAAGTTTGGGAATAACTGCTTTCCACCGCACAACAGCCACATGTGAAATTCCAAGAGCCTCAGCTACTAGTCGCTTTTTTTTGAAATAGCGCAGAACATCATCTTTGAACATAAAACTCTCCTGTTATTTCGAGTAGAAGGGTAACAATAGTTACATAACAATGTCAACCATAGCAACATCACTTGGTAGTAACATTGGTTACATGAAAAACACTATCAGCGAACGTATTCGGAATCGTCGAAAAGACGTTGGATTAACCCAACAGCAGGTTGCGAAAGCAATCGGCATATCTCGTGTATCCGTAACAAAATGGGAAAATGGCTCTTCAAAACCTGACGGTGAGAATTTGTATCTACTGTCAAAATTGCTTTCCAAATCTCCTGAATGGATTCTTTATGGAAAGGACGGTCACGATAAAGCCGATGATCTGCGTCTGAATCAGTACCCTTACATTAGTGACAACATCGCCCGGTTGCCCGTTTTAACGTGGGAACAGGCTGGTTATTGGGATATGAGTTGTCCAGTAACCGAGATTCCTGGTATTAAGAATTGGGTTGATGTCATGACAAAAACCGCTGAAAACTCTTTTTTATTGCATGTTGAGGGAGATGCGATGACAAACTCTAACGGCCTCCCAACCATCCCCGACGGATCTACCGTGCTGATCACACCATGCTCAAGTAACATTAGAGAACTGGTGGGAAAAATAATCTTAATCCAATTGGAAGGAACGCCAAACGTAACACTAAAAAAAGTTGCGATTGACGGACCAAACATCTATCTGTTGTCACTGAATCCGCTTTACAAACCCATCGAACTGAATGGTGGTTACACCATTAAAGGTAAAGTTTCACAAATACATCAATACTTAGACTGAGTCAGAACCCGCATTCATTGCGGGTTTTTCATGCCCTCAAATGTACCTTTTGCAACATTGTATTAACCCAAAAGGTAACTCTTGTTACCTTAACAACATACCAACCCACCCCGCCCCACAGAACGCCGGGCAATACTTCGAGTTACCAAGCAGTGGTCAGGGGGTAAGTAGCCAGCCCGAGGCGTATGAACATGACGGCGGGAACACTTTGTATAACAGCGCAGCAGGTTTTTAGTTCCGCTACCCCAGCGTTAAGGGGAAATGAGGTCAGCATGGATACTATCGATCTTGGCAACAACGAATCTCTGGTGTACGGCGTGTTTCCCAACCAGGACGGCACGTTTACCGCGATGACGTATACCAGAAGCAAAACGTTTAAAACTGAAGCTGGCGCGCGTCGCTGGTTAACCAGAAACACTGACTGATGAGGTTGACGATGGAATTTAAAGATTTACCAGTACCATTCCAGGAAATGGCATCGAATGTGGTTCGCTCTCAACTGGCGACTCTTGACCTGAGTACCGTAGAAAAAGAAACCATCGATACTATATCCGGTAACGTGCGTCGTGCCTTTATCGGTCTGTACGAAGAGAAGCAGCTCTCTGATAACCAGGATTTACATGAAAAATACTTCCTGGAATTAATGGACATCATTAATAAAGGATTTGGCTTGTTAATGAAAAAGAAAGGGATTCGAATAGCTCCCCTTGAAAATCATTTTACAGCGAGCAGTATTAATTCCTGTGATTTAAAGCATCACACATCCGATGGGAAAGTTGAATCAAACAACAAAATATCAATTAATCATTAATTTATTCACAGGTGAGGTAGAGTGCGTGCGCCGGACACGGATAAGAATCCGGCACTGACAGTTTACTGAAAAGGATATATCCCTGAAAAGTCAGGGCATAACACGAAAGCGCCCGGCGAAGTTAGTCTCTCTGTATAGGTCGTCGTTAAATTTAATTCGATCGTGCGCTTCCGGTTGTGGCAATCCGCGAAATGGCGCGGCGGTAAGTATGGCGGGGTTATTCCTTCCCCGTTGAGGACACCGGGTTGTCAGGTTGACCATACGCTTAAGTGACAACCCCGCTGCAACGCCCTCTGTTATCAATTTTCTGGTGACGTTTGGCGGTATCAGTTTTACTCCGTGACTGCTCTGCCGCCCTTTTTAAAGTGAATTTTGTGATGCGGTGAATGCGGCTGAGCGCACGCGGAACAGTTAAAACCAAAAACAGTGTTATGGGTGGATTCTCTGTATCCGGCGTTAATTGTTAACTGGTTAACGTCACCTGGAGGCACCAGGCACCGCATCACAAAATTCATTGTTGAGGACGCGATAATGGAAACGTTATTACCAAACGTTAATACGTCTGAAGGTTGTTTTGAAATTGGTGTCACTATCAGTAACCCTGTATTTACTGAAGATGCCATTAACAAGAGAAAACACGAACGGGAGCTATTAAATAAAATATGCATTGTTTCAATGCTGGCTCGTTTACGTCTGATGCCAAAAGGATGTGCACAATGAATTCAGCATTTGCGCTTGTTCTGACAGTTTTTCTTGTTTCCGGAGAGCCAGTTGATATTGCAGTCAGTGTTCACAGGACAATGCAGGAGTGTGTGACTGCAGCAACCGAACAGAAAATTCCCGGTAACTGTTACCCGGTCGATAAAGTTATTCACCAGGATAATAACGAAATCCCGGCAGGTCTTTAAAACAGTTCCGTAATAAACATCCGATTTCATTCTTATATGCCAGCAATGGCAGGGATTTGTTCACCCTTAAATCTGTAATGAGGTAAAACAAAATGAGTAAAGTCTTTATTTGCGCCGCCATTCCGGACGAACAGGCAATAAAGGAAGAAGGTGCAGTCGCTGTAGCCACTGCCATTGAAGCTGGCGACGAACGCCGTGCTCGAGCAAAATTTCACTGGCAATTCCTGGAACATTATCCGGCTGCTCAGGACTGCGCTTATAAATTTCTTGTTTGCGAGGATAAACCCGGTATACCCCGCCCTGCCCTCGATTCCTGGGATGCTGAATATATGCAGGAAAACCGCTGGGATGAGGAGTCTGCTTCCTTTGTCCCGGTTGAGACTGAATCCGATCCGATGAACGTCACTTTTGACAAGCTGGCCCCTGAAGTACAGAACGCTGTCATGGTTAAGTTCGACACATGTGAAAACATCACCGTTGATATGGTTATTAGCGCACAGGAATTGTTGCAGGAAGACATGGCAACATTCGACGGACATATCGTTGAAGCGTTGATGAAAATGCCAGATGTTAACGCCATGTATCCGGAGCTTAAGCTGCATGCCATCGGGTGGGTTAAGCATAAATGTAAGCCTGGTGCCAAATGGCCCGAAATTCAGGCAGAGATGCGCATCTGGAAAAAACGTCGCGAAGGTGAACG